TAACCAGCTAACTCTATCTGCTACATACACAGCAACTTCACTTGGTGCGGTTTATTACCCACTAATTACAATTGCTGACCCAACGGTAACTACGTTAGGCGCAACAAAATTAGTAAATGCTGGCGGAGCAATTGCTGGTCTTTACTCAACTACTGACTCCTCTCGTGGAGTATTTAAAGCTCCAGCCGGTCTTAGCGCACGACTATCTAACGTTGTTTCCGCAGACCGTCTAACAAACGCAGAGCTTGACTCTCTAAACTCAGCCGTTGCACCTGTAAACCCAATTAAGTTTGTTTCAGGTTCTGGCTTTGTTGTAATGGGCGCACGTACTATCAAGGCTGGTTACGCAGACCGCTACATCCCAGTTCGCCGCTCACTAATTTACCTACGCAAAGCGCTTATTGACCTAACTCAATATGCAATCTTTGAGCCAAACGACGCTGTACTATGGCGCAGTATGAACGCAACAGTTTCAGCTTTCTTGACCGATTTCTGGTCACAAGGCGGACTACGTGGAGATACTCCAACAGACGCGTTCTTTGTTAAGTGCGACGAAGAGCTAAACACTCTTGCCGTAATTGACGAAGGCAAGGTAATAATCGAAGTTGGCGTAGCGCTACAACGCCCAGCTGAATTCGTAATCGTTCGAATCGGTCAGTTTGACGGTGGAGCCACCGTTACTGTGACAGCCTAAGGAGATAGAAAACAATGGCTACAAAAATCCAACGCTGGTCCACTCACTCAACCGACCCACTTCGCGGGTTCCGGTTTCAGGCTGAGTTCCAGGCATCATCTAACAGTGGGACTGTCTTCACAGATAAAATCACTGGCTTTAGTGGCGGTTTTAACTCAATCACTGGGTTAACAATCACCACTCAGAACATCGCATACCGCGAAGGTGGATACAACACTACTACCCACCAAATTCCAGGAATGACATCATTCCAACCTGTTGCGTTCCAAAAGGGCGCATTGTTTGGAAACGATAACGCTATTGAGTGGATGCGTGGACTATTCGCTGCATCTGCTGGAGATGGCTTGTCAACTGTTGGAAAAGACTTCCGATGCAATGTAACCATCTATTTGATGGACCATCCCGACACAAACCCATCTGATATTGCTACAGCAAAAATGGGCTTTAGAATTCACAACGCGTGGATTCAACAGCTTTCATACAGCGACCTAAACGCTGGTGACAATGCGCTACTCTTTGAGACAATGACACTAGTACACGAAGGTCTAACCATCTTCCACGTTGATGCTGCAAAGGCAACAACAACTCGTGACCCAGTATCAACAGGACCAAAGGGTCTTTAATATCTAACTAAAGGAGCACTGTTCGTGACAACGCAACAAATCGTAAGCCAAGATGAATTAAACCGAATTGCACAAGAGGCGATGGCTGGACCAGTAACTGAAGTTGAAACACTGGTCCCGCCAAACCCTGTTATTACTTTACCTGGCGGGTACATTGAATCCGACGGAGCTCTAGTTAAGACCGTAGAAGTACGGGAGTTAACTGGAGAAGATGAAGAGTTTATTGCTAAATCAGACACAGGCTCTAAGGCTTTAAATTCAATGTTGATGCGGGGAACTGTATCAATTGGAGATAGGCCAGTAGAGCGAGAAGATTTTGATAAGTTGCTTTCGGGAGACCGAGACAGCATCCTTATTGGAATTCGATGCGTTACCTTTGGCAGTGAAGTTACCTATAGGGCGTCCTGTCCTAGCTGTTCTACTGTTCAAGACTTAGATATTGATTTAGAAAAAGACTTAGAGTATAGAACGCTAGAAAATGGCATTAAAGATAGAAGTTGGGATATCACGTTAAAGAACGGTGATATTGCAAATGTATCTTTACCTAATGGTAAGACTCAAAAGAAATTGCTTGATGCATCTGAAGATATAACTATGGCTGAACTTAACACCATATTTTTAACTGGATGCCTCAACTCAATTAACGGGTCTCCAGCTAGACCTACCACAGCATTAAAATTGAGCCTAGGAAATAGAGAAACAATCTTAAAAGAAATTTCTGCTAAAAATCCAGGCCCACGCCTTTCGGAGGTGAGCAAAGCTTGTCAGGCATGCGGAGAGTCAGTACCTACTCCACTTAGCTTAGGCGCTTTGTTTCGCTTTTAACTACACGTTTTTAATGGACCAATACGAAGTACTATCTCGCGCATTTACTGGTTGGACACTGAGAGATATCCGCTCATTGTCTTTTAGAGAACGTGCAAATTGGGTGTCTAGAGCAACCAGAAGCTGAAGGGAGTAACAGATGGCAGATAAAAGTATCTTTTCGTCAATGGCGGACCTTACTAAAATCTTTAAAGATGCTGATAAATTTACAAACAGTATCGAAGAGTCGTTAGGTAATGCCGCAAAATCTGCTGAAAAAGCTGGCAGAGGTATGGCTCAAGCAACGGGCCAGACTACAGCTACCGTCGCAAACCAAAGCGCTGGCTCTGTTACTGACACTCCAGGGTTTAAGCCTGGAAAAAATACTACTTCTAATTTGCCTCCTGGCGGTGGTAAGTTTACTTCTACTGGAACTGCGCCAGCAAATACTCCACCAGTTTCAGCGGGTATTACAGACGGTAAAGGCTTTGACAAGATTCCGGGCCTTGGTTCTATTCCCTTTCTTGGTGGAGTAGCTAGAGCAACCTATCAAGCAATGCCTACAGTTAACGAGGCATTTCAATATGAGTACTTAAGAAACCGAGCCGCATTTAAGGGCATGGGCGCAAACTACACTGAGTCTGCAAACATGGTAAAAAATCTTGCGGGTCAAGGAATTGTTAACGACCCGTTAGACGCAGCTCGTGGGTTAAACGAGTCTGGTGCTCTTGGTAATAACAACGCAGGTATCTCACGAAGCTTAGCTGTTGGAACAAATATAAGCCCTGGCATAGGAATGACTGGGGCAGCCCAAGGGTTAACCGCGCTTAACCAAGGCAACAACGTAAACATGCTACGCATGATTGGTATTAACGTTCGTGATGGCGCAACTGGTTCAATGCGTGAACTAGACAAAATTATTAACGATTTATGGAGTTCTTTAAACAGGCAAAAGCGTGGCGGCTCAGCTATTTCTAAATCAGATTTGCGTTTGTCTTTACAACCTGGAAATGCTCTAGCATCTATGTTAGACCAGTATTTTGGAAATGACCCTTACCTTAGAAAAATAGTTGAAGAGGGTTTATACGCCAAGGCCTCTGGTGTAACCGACTTTACAAGCCATCAACAACTAATTGATAAAGGCGTATTGCCTGATGGAATTTTGTCTAAGTCCAAAAGAGATGCTGCAGCTGGACAGGTTATTGACGTAACTACTAACTCACTTGTTCAAGGATTTGAAGCCGCTAACGCTGTAGCTAGAACATTCTCTACTACGCTTGCTTCATTAGCAAGAATGCCTGTCTTCCATCAAATAATGAACGCTTTTGGGTTTACAAAAGGCGGATTTGATACGCTGGCTGGAATGGGAAACGGGTTAGGTGGAGCGTTACTAGACGCTATCCCAGGGCTTGCGGAGGGCGGACCTACAACTAAACAAAACGCATACATTGTAGGTGAGCGCGGACCCGAGCTATTTATCCCAAAAACTGACGGAAAGATTGTTCCTAACCACGCGTTAAGTGCTAGCGATTTAAACTTTGCTGGCTTTATGCATAAAGGTGGAGATGTAACAACTACTCCTGGCCCTAACGGCTCTCACAGCCACCCGCAAAAGGATAAAGGAACCCCACACAAACACGGAATTCCCGCCGGTGGCGGTGGTGTGCAGATTAGCCACGAAGCGCTGCGAGGAATTTTACGCACGGCTGGTTGGAAAACTAATGAAGATATTGAAAACGGTATTCGCATTATCAGTAAAGAATCTGGGCGAGTTGCTAACAAAGAAAACTTTGAAGGCGCCGACATGTCCTACGGACTATTCCAAATTAACATGAAAAATGACATTCCTGGTAACCAAGGAATGGGTAACCGTCGCAGAGCTGATTACGCTAAATACGGTATTTATCAAGACTGGGATTTGTATGACCCAATTAAAAACGCTAGAGCAGCTTGGGCAATTTCTTCAGAAGGACGAAACTATAAGCCGTGGTCAACCGCCGCAGCTGCTGGTCTTAACGGCCCTAAGTATGGTCGTCCTAGAATAGATGACCCTTGGTATAACTCAGTTGTTGGAAAAACTTGGGGAGTTGCAAATAAGGTTGTTACAAAAGCTGGTGATGTTGCTGGAGGCGTAGTAGATGCTTTAGGAAATGCGGCTTCTGGTGTTGTAGATAAGGTAGGGGGAGCAGCTGGAAACATCTACGACTTTATTAAAGGCAATGTGAACCTTGTTAAAATGTTTACAGAGCTTCTTAATGCTATTAAATCATCAATGGGTAATCTATCTCTTGCTGGAGCTAGAGAGCACGGCGGCCCAGTAAGTGGCAGTGGTGGTGGCTATAATATTAACTATGGTGGAGTAACCGTTAAAATAAATGGCGCTAATAACATGGATGAGCGTAAATTGGCTCAAGAGATTAAAAAGACGCTTGATTACGATGCTCTTATTAGAAAGGTAGCGAACCACTAATGGCCCAACAGCCCGCTAACGGAGTAGTTTTTCCAACCCTTTTACCTACAAATAAAGTAACGCAAGCAGCAAAAGCTGGCGCAACAGGCATCTCTGTTCCTCCTACCTCAAACAAATTGTTGTTTTTTCCTACCTCGGGAACTGGTGTAATTAAGCCAAAACCAGCAGTAATTGACCCAAAGTTAGGCGTAGGAAAAGCCGTAACTCAAGGCGAAGCGGCAATAAATCTTTTTGGTCTTAACTATTTTACGGCAAAAATGGCGGCTCCAAACGTAGCTAAACTTCCTCCTGCACTAGCTTCTGCTGTTTTGTTTGCTTCAGGGGCCCCACCTACTACAGTTACAGATAAGTTAGTACTTGCTGAAAAGGACACGTTTACTCAGCAAGCGCCTCCTAATGAATATTTGTTTAATTTATCTCCGCACTCTTGGAGCCTTCCACTTGCCCCTAAAACGGTAGACAATAGAACCTTTAGAAAAAGTAACCCTAGACCAGGGGCTACAAAAGCAAACGTTGTTGGAACAAACCCAAACAACGCAGCATCCGTAAAAGGAAAGCTACGACGAGGAAGAATTACTTGGCACGCTAGCGCTCAAGACCTTCAATACGCCACTAGTTCTGGTGGGTCAGCGGGTGTAGTGGGCGGTAAGGCTCG